GCTGGATTAGAACCCCCAACAGGATTACCTACTCCAGCTAGAATAGCCATTATGCACCTAGGCGAATTGACAGGTAACTACACAATCAATAGTTGCGACTTGAGTGGTTGCGATTTCGTAGGAAATAGAATTACCTGGCTGCACTTTCAGATCCGTATCAATGTTAACGTACATCAAATTAGAACCAGTGCTTGAAGGCATAGCGACTTGACCACCTGCATTAAAAACCGCATCACCATCTTTCATCGAATTACCTGTGATTTTCACCAATCCACAGAACTCTTCTGCTGCATCAACAGCAAAGGAAACTGTGATATTTTTTATCGAACTTACATTTGTTGGAACTGTAAAGCTGCTTGAAACAGTTGCTGCTCCAAGTGCACTAAGCGCCTGGAAAACTCCAGCCGTGGTTGTACTTCCGCTCACACTTCTTGTTATTGCTAGAGACATATTTGTTTACTCCATCAAGCTCTTGCCACGATCGGGCCAATACGGGCTAGGATTTTTGATCCACCAAATCCCCGTACTACCTGTTTTGCGATAAACGCTGTGCCAAGAGTCTTGATCATGAGATTTTTATTGGATTGAATAGAACTATTAAGACCTGATAATCCGCCCTGGATATCTCCGTCTAGCATAGTTTTGATATGTGTTCCGGCATCGCTTTGTGATAAAAGAGCGAGCCCTGCGCCTGTTTCGATCAATGGAATTGAAAAAGTCTTGCGAGCTCTGCTTCTACGAGCCTTTCTACGTCTAACTACCATATACTCACATATGAGTAGGTGTTATTAAATGAGTAGGTAAACAATTATGAGTATAGCCTAGTTACTTTATATTTCATATTCTTTAGTATACCAGGTGAAACAGAATGACTAAAGACAAAATTGGTTTCGGTCTACGTCCTACAATGGACGAAGTACCACCAGGACAGCATGCCATATTCCGGTTTACGGGACCAGGCACGATCATAGACACAGAGAAGTATGGAGAAAAGTATTCTTTTCCTATTGAAATCTCCTATCATCCCTCCTATGATTCTCTCCCTCCCCTATCTGATAACACAGTGGATAGGGAAAAGAAGGAGGCACAATTAGAAGGGCAAACGATACGTTGTAATTGGGAAACAAAATGCCAATCAGCCAAGCAGTTATACTATGCTCTTTTCAGTGCAGATGAACCCAACATAGTAGACATGACCAGGGATGATAAGTTCTCACTCAAGTTAGAGAAGCATTATGAAAAGGATCTCTGGCGACTTACTCGCTTCGATACAGGTGCATACTGGCTAGAGGTGGAATAAGCATGCAGCGTAGATGTAATATCTGTCTACGTAATGTACTCCATCAACAGACAGATAGATTCAATGATGACTTAACGATCTGTTATGAATGTCAAAAAGTTATTAAGAACCTGTAAACTTTCTTGTCCTTGCTGTGGTTTTGTTTCAATTATTACATGTAAAGCATGCGGACCGAAGCTAAAACCATAGCATTACAGTCACTTTTTGATAGAAGGACGGGAACAGGTAGAGGAGGTGGTGGGGTAGGATAGGGTATAAAAGTCGACTTCGGCCGCCTATACCCTACTCAAGCCCTAGCTTTGGGCTGATTTGGGGCTTATTAGACCCTTGCTCGGTACTGTTTTTACCTTTTAGCAACCCATCAAGCCCCTGGCGTTTCAATAATAGGTCTGCAACAAACCCCATGATCGGGCTTTCCCTGGTTATCGCTTTGATTGTACTCTGTCCTGTGGCTTCATCAATCTTTTTGCTAGCAGCTCCTAGCGATCCATAAAACGAAGCCTGGAACGCTTCAAGTTTTTCATGCATACGATCCTCAATCTCATTTACAACAGGATCCAGAATCAATAATAGATCTTCATCACTTTCAGTAGACTTTGCCCATTCAACCCATTTATCTTTTGATAATTTAGCGATGTAATGACTTATTCCAAAATAGAATAATGACCAGGCAATAAAATATGCTAATAATTCAAAAACTGAAATTACCATTATTGACGAACCAAATGTTGACTGCAGTTTTTTGAGTTTGTGCTTAAATGCCGTAGAATCGCTTCGTTAATCATCGTATTAATCAAACCTCGGTACACAAACATAACGATCTGGATTTTCTTTGAATATTATCTTTTCCCCTGGTGGACATGTTGAATCTGAGGGCCTTGCTCCAACATCAGCAGTGGGAGGAGTAGGTCCATTTGCTTTAGGTGAAACAGTGAACCCTGCCTCCTCCGCTAGTTTTGCCAGGACTAATAAGGCGCCTATATTCATGCAGGGACCCTATCCCACGTAGAGGATGTAACGAAACCAGGTCTAGAGCATCCAGCCCTTTTCATGTCGAACAACTTTGCAGTCCATGCAAAAGTCCCCTGTATTTTTTTTAGTCCTGAACTGTCATCTAATTTTTTCTTGATCTCTATCAAGTCAAATTCAAAGCGTTCGCAGTTTGTACCGGTGGGTGTGGCTTCGGGTGGTGTGAAAGGCTGTGGCACCCCTCCTAAAATATCACCACCAATATCGAAGCCAGCACCTGCCAGTGCACCAAAAAAGCCCTGCGGGAACGCTAGAATAGTATCACCCATTTCTTCGCCAAATTCAGCAGCTGTACGGGATGGATCCTTTACCGCCTGGCTAACTGTTGCAATAACTCCGGCTAGTTGTGGTAGGGAGCTCATTAAATTTTTAATAACCAGGGGAAGTAAAGCCAAGAAAATTAATAATGATCCACCTGTACTGGAAGCAACTTTTGTAACATCTCCTAAAATGTCCCTGGTTGATTTATCCAGGTCTTTTGCCTGTGCAGATGTAACCTTCATGGGTTCACCTGTAACAGTATTGATCATCCAGGCCATGTTATCGCCTCTTCTTTCGCCCTGCGGGAGTTTTCCTGAACGCTACACCTAGCTTCTTTAGATTGGGTGAACCTGATCTTAACTTAAATCGTGGTTTCTTACTGTTAGCCTTAACGTATTTGTTCCAGGCGCTTAGTTTTTTTTTGGGCTTACGTCTGGTTGTTGCTGTTGCTGTTACTATTGGTGCAAATAATCCGTCTCTAGGTGATCCGCATTCGGAACAATACTTAGGCATAAATCCTACCTGTCATTGTTACGGTAGTATCTCCAGTGCTTCCACCACTATAATCTTGTCCTAGCACCTGGACTATTGTATATGGCGGGATCAAAAGGGGTACATTCAGACTATGTGGACTATTTTCATCGCTGGAATCTGTCTTAACCAGCATAACAGCACTACCATTAAACATAACAGTAAATGCATTTATGTTTCCATTTGCCGGCGTACTTGCATCGGTAGTTCCATGAAAACTGATAAAACCATCAAAATAACTACCTGACATTGTGAATTCAAGCATTACATGACTGTTAGTATCTTTAGCAAAAGGCCCAGACTGTGCATAAGCGTGATTACCTATATAATTTAGACCAGTACCAACCCCTGCTGGATTAGAACCCCCAACAGGATTACCTACTCCAGCTAGAATAGCCATTATGCACCTAGGCGAATTGACAGGTAACTACACAATCAATAGTTGCGACTTGAGTGGTTGCGATTTCGTAGGAAATAGAATTACCTGGCTGCAC